TGGCAGAGACTGTGAGATTGCAGAGATAATGACTTCTCCGTGGGCTTTGTAGACGTTGACGATTTTGTTCTCGATGTCCGCCTCTTCTGCGTAATCATAATCATCCCCTTCGGTGCTGCTGATAAATCTCCAGTCGTGCGCAACCTCAGAGAAGTAGATGTTTTGCAGACCTTCCCAGAAGTACTCGTTACGCTTGAGAACTTTCATCATCCGATCGCGAGCGAACTGATCCCTTGAATCTATCTGCAATACCAGGGAGTCAAGAGCTTGCTTCAGCTCAGGCGCGAGGATTTCGTCTTCAGCGTTATTCGTCATTTACCTGTCCAGAACTTCAACAGATCTTTTTCTAGATCCAGGAAGCGTTGCTTGGCAAGACCCTTGAGATGGCCCTGACCGGAACGCTCCAATCCGTCTGCTATCTCAGCACTGATTGCGTTAGTGTTCTGATACATCTTAAAAGTCGTTTGCTTAATAGCAGCATTGATGTCGGCCTCACTTAGCTGAGGCAACTCACCCTTCTTATAGAGCTTTACGATATCGTTGTAAATCTGGTCGTAGTATCCCACCCCGCCAGTAGGGTTGTAATCTGGATGCAGCTTATTGCTGGCGTAATTCTTGAACGCGCGCCCTCGATCAATCCCGACAATTCCGTTGGGAGTTCGTAGGAACTGCGCACCGTGAGCATCCATATTTCCCGTGAGCCAGTCTACAGGATGATTTCTGATTACGTCTCTAAGCTCTTCAGCAGTAAGCGTCTTAGGGTCAACTTCCTTCAGGGTCGGCCAATTCATGTTGTTTCCGACCGCAGCCTGCATCGTGCCTGTCTTACCACCCATCTGTGTTACTTCTATCTTGATGGGATGCAAGCCTGCCAGATTAGCAACCTTGTTTGCAGCAACTTCCTGGTCTGCGAAGTAAGCTGGATTGGCTTCCTTGAACAGATAGTCCTGACCGTTCTTCGTATAAATGTCCTTGTTCTTCGTACCACCAAGTATATCCTCGGCGTCTTTTACCTTGATCTGGTATCCTGTGTCAGCACCAGTGGGCGCCGCACTCTTAATACCAGTAGGACCTTGAATCAAATCCTCAATAGGTTTAACTTTAGGACTACCTGATATCCAGCCACCATTCGGCTGTTGCTTCATGTATTGCGTGACGAACGGGTATGACGAAGCGTCTGCCTGGAAGAACGCGAGCTGTAACTTAGCAAAGTCGGAAGGGTCCATGCCGACCTTGTCGGCCTTTTTCACAAGTTCATCAGCTACTTGTTGCGGCGTAAGTTTGCTCGATCCTTGGAGAAGCGAGCCAATCATGTCATGATTGAAAAGCTCTGTAGCAAGATCGATGTCTCTCTGATCAAAACCTTCCTTCTGTAGAATGTCCTCTATAATAGGAGTAGTGAATGAGTGCTGCAGAGTCTTGTCACCGCTAGCTATAGCTTGCGGCTTCCCGATGTCATGTAGAGGGAGCGCAAGATTCATTATAGCTTCTACATCCATCCCTGAGCGATTAGAGATGTCTGCAAATTCCTCCGAAGTTAGCTGGGTCTTCCATTGCTTGAGCACATCCTTTGTGTGGGACTCGATGCTACCCATCTCCGTCCCACTGTGCTTGGCAAAGTTCTCTGCAATCTCTGGATAGGTATTCTTCAGATAATCTAAACTGCCGTGAGTATCTAATGACTTGATCGATTCCTTGCCAAGAGGATCAAGAGCCTTAGGTAGAGGGACATTTTCAAATCCCTCAAAACCTTTGGGAAGAGCTGATGGAAGTTCTGCTGGAGCTGCGACAGGTCCTGGAGCCTTGACGAGCTTTGGCTTCGCGACAGGTGCCTGTCTTGTAGCACCACCCACGAACGTATCGAAATCTATCGTGCCAAGATCTATATCTTCAGGTGTTCCTGCTTCCTCCATCTTACTGATGGTCTGGAACAAATCAGCATCTTCATACGCGAGTTTAGACTTCAATGCAGGATGCAGATCCTTCCATGCCATCATGACATCTTCAGGATCAGCGTTAGTATCGTGGAATAGATCTACGAATCCTTTATACTGTGCGTCATAATCGACAGGAGCTTCGACCGTTGGTTCTGCTATCGCCGCATGAGCCTCAAACGATGGATCGTGGGGCGCCCAATCTAATTCACTGGCCCTGGGATGGACGGAAAGAAATTCATCCACCTCAGCCTGGGAATTAAATGTTCCAACAGTCTTACCAGTTGTTGCATTGAATACGTCGATCTTACCAATATCCGGTGCTTCAACGTCACCGAAAGCTGCACCAGTAGGAGTCGGTGGAGAATCAACTGTATCTCCCTTGAGCTTCATGTCCCAGAGCTTTTGGACTTCCTCGGCTGCTTCGTAATGACTTGCTGACCCAAGGTATTCTATTGCAGCGAGGTGCAGTTCCTCTGGAGTTGTGCCAGGCGTGACCTCTTTCAATTCGTATGGAAGCTTGACTCCAGCCTCCTCAAAGATGTTATCCAAGTCCGCTATATGCTGTTGCATCGTAGCTGGACGATTTACATCCGTCGCGGAAGTTGTCACTCCCTGATAGACATGAGGCTGCTCTGCTATAGCAGCTTCCGACATTTGAAGATATTTCTGTGGGTCTGTCTGCGAGAGTTGTAACTTCTCAGCATCAGACATATCCGCCCAGGTCTGTGATGCCGGACCTGCTGGAGCTTGGCTCGTAGGAACTGGAACATCGGCAGGACGACCAGACTCCCACTGCTTGACTGCAGCAAGCTTAGCCTGCTCGGTTTTGGTGAGGTCACGTCCCGCAGCCGCAAGCTCCTTGAGAGTTCCTTGCTCGGTTATCGAGATAACCTTACCCTTGTATGTGGGCGCGCCCTCCCAGGACTTTGGAGGTTTCTTCGCAGTAGGAACCTCATTCATATTTGCAGCCGCCCACGACTCAGCTGCAGATACTTGAGAGGGTGGAGGAACTGGAGGAGGTTGAACTACAGCAGGACCAGCAACATTACCAGGAGTTGGAGCTGACACTCCACCGGGAGCATCCGATGGAAATACTCCCTTAAAAGTCCCACCACCTTCCTTTGGCATCCCGGCTGGAGCAATCTTACCTTGCTTCCAAGGAGTCGTCAGTCGATTCTTCTGTGATCCTACAGGTGCGAATAAAGTCTGTCTTGGGTCGAAGGCCATCGACCCTGACTTAGTATCTTGGGGAGTACCAACTACATAATCTGTATAGTGTATTCCACCGAACTCGCCTGTCACGCTGGGTTGATTGAGCGCGGCTGAGCCATATCGCTTCTCGCCTGTACTACTCAGTGCTTGACCACGAGAACCCTTGACCTTGACATGAGGACCGAAGTCCTGAGGATAACTCAGTAGTCCATTCAAGCGATCGATGGCGTCTGTTGCTACAGGGTCCATCTTGAGCTTTTGGTAGTATGCCCCAAGTTGTTCCGGTGTAGCCTGACCAGACCTGACGGCCGCATGTGTTACCGCACTAGGACCCTCGGCGTAGTGTCGTTGGTCGTTGAATGCTTTCGTAAGAGTCTTGATGTAATCCTTATCCTCAACAGGATCTAGCGATTTGATAATTACATCGAAATCTTCCTTCGGAACGGGCGCGCCTCGAACATCCAGAATCTTTGTAGTTTCTGGGAAATCAACTGGTATATGAGTACCACCAAGATAACTCTTATTCGATTGTCCTGTTGGTGGCTTACCTGCCTGACGAGCCTGTTTGGCTTCCTTTGGAGTGTAGTATCCTGCATGACCAAATCGGCCTAGCACATCTCCAGAGGACGTAGTACCAAATCCTTTATTGAGGACTAGATCTTCATGGTGGGGGTAATTCAGACTGTGCGAGAAACCTTCGACCCCTCGTGCGCGCTTCCAGAGGTTCGGAGGAAGCCAAGCAGTCTGCGCCATCTCAGGAGTCGCACCAATGAGTGCGCCTGCTCCAGCCGCAAGATACTTCTCTGGAACTAGATTGGTTGGATCAGTTACTACATCAAGACCAAGACCTAGCATCCCACGCTGTACAGGGTTAGCTCCACTCAGTGTCTCTTCAGGGGCGCGCTTTGTAAATTCCTGTGACGCTGAAGTAGCTCCTAAGCCTGCTTCATATCCTGACTTGACACCTTTGAGACCTTCCCAGACTACATCAGACAGAGGCTTCTTCTCACTACCTGTACTGGTAGCGTCCATCAGTGCGCCAAACGCGCGCCCTCCACTTTCCTGAGTTGCACCAAGAGCGCCAGCTATTTTACCCCCAGTAGACTTAGCCTGTGTTTTGATTGGCTCAACAGCCGATCGACCGACTTGCTCTGCAATATCTAGAGGTGCGGGAATGTGCTCATACCAAGGCTTCTCGACTGCGGGAGGCGCCACAGGAAGATTTACGTCGCCACGCGTTACCTTGCGCGGACGATTCGGATCGGTTGCCTCAGAGTACCAGTCGCGCGCACCTGATAGTGCGCGAATCGCTCTGTCGTAGAGTCCGCCGTATCCGTAGTCCTCAGAGCCAGCCATTATTGTGGTAGTTTGCCAGCCTTGCTATATTCTTCCTGGACTTTCGTCCAGTATTCCTTCTGAGCGTCGGGGAATTGAGCTTTCTCTCTGGCCTCTGCCATCCGTCTTTTCTGTCCTATGGATAAGTTCTGTCTGAGAGGTTTCATCTCGGATTCATCAGAACCTGGACCCGAACTTTGAACCTGGCTCGTCGGTAAAACCCGAGCCAAAAGGATTGCGTATCCTTCTCGCTCCGACTTTAGCAACTGTTGGAGGTCCTCGATATGCATCTTGTGCGCCGCGCACGCTGCACAGACGTTCGTTTGTAGAATATATGGCCTTTTGAACCAGGACATAAAACCTATAGCCACCTCAGTGAGCCACATAATGAGGATATCGGCCGCGCCGTGGACGTTTGTGATACATCTTAACAGGACGGTCGAGTTGTTTCTTCTCACGGTCCAACTTTTCCATCCTACGGTAGAATCCAGTCTGGTCTCCAGAGGTTTCTAGGTATTCCAGAACTCGGTTGAGCTTCTCTCGCTGGGCAGATACGTTAATTGACTTCTCAATCCAGCGATGGACCTCTTTGATTAGGTATCTGGCCCCATCATAAGGGTCATCTCCATCAAATTCCATGACGTCTTCCATTTTAACGTCATCGTAGATACAAAGTGGGATGACATCCTCGAGCGCGCCAAGATTCTTGTCGACATAGTACCGCGAATCCTTGAGAACTTTGAGTTTCGGGAGGTTATCTTCGGGAGGTTCCGGCTCGAACATAGCCG